TTTTAGTGCAAGATAGTCTGTTTCTGCTAGCTTCTCGTTACGTTCTCTTCTCAGTGCAGCAAAGGCTCCAGCTGGTTTAGCATCTTCCCAGGCTTTTTCTTCTGCAACTCTAGCTGCATGCTCTTCATCGCTCATCTCAACGTTACCTATACCAGCTACGCATTTCATATAATTTGCCACCTTTATTGTACTCCTTTGTAGTAATACCTATGCATTGGCTACTCCGAACGCATTTATAGTGCCGCTCTCAATCGATCCGCTGGAAAATAAAAATTGACAAGCATCAACATCTGCAGCTTCTAACCTAGCCCCACCGCCGTTCATGTTGCTCATTTGTCCATCAGCAGCAAAATATGCCACCTCCCAAGACACCATTGTATATCCAGTCAGGTGTGGCCCACAAAGCCAGACCCATCCAGAAACCCCAGACTCGTTAGCAGCAGACCCAACCTGATAATTGGGACTGGCGACGTTACCTGTGATTCCAATTTCGCCACTAGCAAGATCAACTCTATGTGAGCCTATAACTTGGACACTCCAATTGTAATCGCTAGCTCCAGAATCATAAGAGCTACCCGCATCTGTACTGGTGCGCAGCCAAAGGAAAACAGCATCAGTAACAGGGATTACGTTCTGTAGGAAAAATCCATAGCCATCGTAGCTCGAAGCATCAACAGCAGTAAAAGCGTAAGTTGCAGCCGAAGAAATGTCAGTGGTGTTAATGAATGTCAGGCCTGGGCCAGAAACAGCACTCCACGCTCCATCGCCACGCAGGAAATTTCCTGAGCCGGGGGTGCCCGTTGCATCTACCATTCCTACAGCTACTTTTGTTTGTGACATTATCTAATCTCCTACGGTTTTTCCGGCCATGTTATAGTTTGTAATACGGTAGTATTATTGAGTGTCGCTGGCAAATCACGGAGAGCTTTTCGATAAGCTTTCATCTCGTCTGACATTGTAACGTCTGAATTTGCGTAAAAATCTGTCTCCACTAACTTCTCATTGCGTTCACTTCTCAGTCCTTTAAAGGATCTCACTGGTGCTTCATCAGACCAGACTTTTTCTTCCGCTACTCTAGCTGCGTGCTCTTCATCGCTCATCTCGATGTGAACACCATCGACACATTTCATATAATTTGCCATTTTTATTGTACTCCTGTATTATATAAATTAGGCATTGGCTAGGCCGTATACAGTTATAGTGCCGCTCTCAATCGATCCGCTGGAAAATAAAATTTGAAAAGCATCCACATCTGCCGCTGAAAGTCTCGACCCTACACCGTCGTTAAGGATAAGAGGATACCCAGCGTGTGCTGGCCGCATAGCTAAATGATAAGTTATCATTGTATATGCAGTAAGGTGTGGCCCCCAAACCCAGATCCATCCAGAAACTCCATTCTCGTTAGTATCTGACCCAACCTGATACGGGGAAGAACCCGCATCCCCCACCAATTCAATTTGATTGTCGGCGACATCATTTTGGTATGACCCATAATTATGGGTATTCCAGTCATAATCACTGGCTCCATCGTCATAGCTGCTTCCGCTATCTGTACTCGTCCGAAACCACATTCGCACATCATCCGTTACAGGGATTATGTTCTGTAGGAAAAGTCCGTAACCGTCATAGCTTGCAGCAGCTGTAGCAGTGAAAGCGTAAGTTGCAGCCGAAGAAATGTCAGTGGTATTGATAAATGTCATTGCACCTTTATTGTCAGCAGCAAATACTGGTTGTGCTCCTGCTCCTTGCGATTTCAGAAAATGGCCAGAAGTACCAGTTGCTATCGCTACTGGATTGCCCGAAGCATCATAAGAAATTATATTTCCATCCGTACCACTGGCCATTTTAGCTAAAGTTACTGCATCGTCATTTATCTTAGCAGTCGTTACTGCATTAGAAGCAACTGTGTTAACAATTCCAGTTTCAAACAGTTGAAGTGAAACAACAGTATTAGTGCCAGCAGGAGCCGCAGTAGTCGTCGTAATTGTAGCACCGCTGACATTGTAGTCAGTGCCAGGAATTTGAGCCACGCCGCTTACCCACAACAGTGTTCCGTTGGTCGTACCATTATTATCCATTGTAAAAGTGGAAGTGCCACCGTTATAACGCTTAACGCCAGGGTCAAGAAGGTTAAGTCCTGTAAGATATTGGCTCATAATTTTTCTCTTTCTGTAACTATCTCAATATTTATCATGGTTTGGTTGGCCATGTTATGGTTTGTAATACGGTAGTATTATTATAGCTTGCTGGCAAATCTCGGAGTGCTTTTCTGTAAGCCTTCATATCATCTGACATTGTAAGGTCTGAAATTCCGTAAAAGTCTGTTTCTGCTAACCTCGCATTGCGTTCCTTTCTCAGTCTTCCCCAAGCTTTAGCTGGTTTAGCATCTTCGACTGCTTTTTCTTCTGCGTCTCTAGCCGTTTCTTCTTCGTCTGTGAGAGGAATATCAATTCCATCTTCATTTCGTGTTCTAGGCATGTGCTATTCCCCATATTGTCATTCGGCCAGATGTTATATTTCCTGTATTAAAAAGCACTTGAATCCTGTCCAAAGTAATAACACTCAGTCGTTGCCCAGCGTTAAGTGTAGCTTTTGTCACCGTTGCTGCAGCTGTACGATAGACCCCTGTACCATGAAGACTTGGATAAGTTGTTCCGTCGCCTGGGCGAGTTAGCCAGAAATTACCTCCGAACCCCTCTCCTGTAGCATTACCAACATCTTCTGTTCCACCATCATTCTGTGTTAAAATCATCTCAGCACCCGCAGCATCAAAATAGTTACCCGTTGAAGTACCATCACTGCGGCCGAATCGGCTTGCGACTGCATAATCACTGGCACCTGAATCGATGCCTGAACTATCGCCAAATCTGAACATAATATCTGCATCGTCAGTCGCAGGAATCATGTCACTCAGAGCTATATGATACGTGTCATAAGTACTATCTAACCCAGTAATTGTGAGACTGGCACTAGTTGATGCTACGGACGTACCAATGATATTCCATGTTCCTGCACTATTCCACGTACTATCGCCACGCAGGAAATTTCCTGAGCCAGGAGTGCCGGTAGCTGAAATTAGATTCACATCTACTTTTGTTGTTGCCATCTATTCCTCTCCTACGGCTTCGGATTGTCAGATTTGACTTTATCTACAATCACCTTCATAGCTGCTTGGGCATCACCACCTTTCCAGAGAGCGTCGAGTTGATCTCTTACATCTGGGTAAGCTGTATGTCGTCTACTTTTGTAAGCAACGGCGGCTGATGCAGCAGCATCACTATCTGCTGTTGATTTGTCGTAGGTAACTGTCTTTTTATCAGCATCTACTACCCAGTAATTGAAGCTTCCACTGGAAGGCGTATCTACAACAAAACCACCATACGTTAATACATGAGCATCGGCATCTGATTTGACCGCAAAATCTTGGTACTTGCTTATCATGTTATTTTCGTGTCTAACAACTGCCATATATTTTTCCATATCCTTATCCTACAAATACATAATGTTGACGCCGCCAGCATCGAATGTGGTGCCGCCTACAGTAGTTAAACTGACTTGAGTCAATTCTGCACTCAGCGATTTAGCCCCTGCAAATATCCAATGTTGGTCTAGACTACTGCAAGCTAACTGACCCTGCATACACCACGTAAAATTACTAGAGTCTTCAAGTTGAAGGTGGCAACTGCCGTCAGCTACTTTAGCAGCATCAAAATCAGCGTAAGCACTCAAAGCGAAACCAGCCGTCTGTCTGACAGTATCAGAGATAGTTGTTTGGTTTAATTGAGCACCAGTACTAAGATAGCCAGATGTCTCAATGCCACCTGCATCGCCGATCCTCAGCATTACATTTGCATTGGCGGAAGCTTGTGAAAATCCTGCGATATTTATAATTATACTCTTAGTGCCTGATGGTATGCCAGTAAAAGTGGCAGCAGTTCCAGATGTCGTCGCTATCTCAGTTCCTAAAGTATATCCACCAGCACTCGCCGCTTCAAAAGCTGG